TACTGTCGTGCTTGGCGACCAGACTAGCCATGTTACTGCGCAGGTGATTAATATTTTCTTCCAATTCTGTGATTTGCTCACTCTTACGCACGATATTTCTCTGGCACCTTTCCTGTGTACGGAGCGCCGTTTAGGTCTGAGGTGAACGGGAATCGTGCCGAGCACTTCTGGCACATGACGTAGGTCTTAGCGCCTGCGTTCATCAAAATCCACTTATGGAAGGCGCAACTAGCCACGGTTTTGCCCCATAAAGCGTAAGCCGACGTTTTTATTATTCCATTTCAACTGTGTTGAATAAGGGGGCATCACTAATAATCCTGTTTCTTGCAAGTTCGGCGTATTCGGGGTTCAGTTCTGTTCCCACAAAGTTTCTACCATAGCGTAGTGCTACCACGGCTGTTGTGCCGGAGCCCGTAAAGGGGTCGAGGACAGTATCGCTTTCTGCTGAACCGGCAAGGACACACGGCGTAATCAGTTCTTCGGGGTAGGTAGCAAAGTGCGCACCCCTGTACGGCTTGGTGGAAACCGTCCACACGTCACGCTTGTTTCGTAGACCGTTTGGTTCCCAATTATCTTCATTAGTTCCATAATTTTCCCTTGCTTTACCTCCAGGAGCCTTAAATGATTGGGCCGCTTTCGTATCTATTGGTGTAACGGCTGGTTCCTTGATTGCTTCATTGTCGAAGTAATAGCGTGGTGATTTGGAAAGTAGGAAGATGTATTCGTGCGATTTGGTACACCTGTCCAATACCGATTCGGGCATTGGATTTGGTTTCGCCCAGATGATGTCCTGACGCAGAATCCAGCCGTCATCCTGTAAGGCAAAGGCAAGTCGCCACGGAATACCAATCATGTTCTTGGCTGGCAGGTCTACGCCCGATTTAACTAGCGTGCCCTCCAAAGTTCCTTGGCTGGTCGCCTGCTTGCTTTTGGAGTCAACGTTGACGCTTCCATCGCCGTTGCGCCCTTTGCCAGAACCGGCGTAACTATCCCCGATGTTGAGCCAGACCGTTCCATCGTCTGCTAGAACTCGGCGAATTTCACGGAATAAAACAACAAGGGCATTGACAAATTCTTCTGGTGTTTCTTCCAAGCCCATCTGTTCATCTTCACGGATAGCACCGCAACGTGGGCAGACGGTCTTGTAGATAGCGTCGCCTACGGTAAGCAACTCGTTGGCGTGACCTGTAGTGGTAGCCTTGCCACGCTTGTTGTCACGTTGGTGCGAACAATCGGGGTCACCACCTTGCCAATCGCCCGTTCCGTAGTCACGAAGCCCGAAATAGGGCGGTGAGGTGATTACGGTTTGCACGGAGCCAGTTTCAAGTTCCTTTAGTCGCTTGTTAGCGTTGCCAATCAGTATTCGAGCGTTGGACACTCAAACAACTTATCAGGGTTTAGTACCCCAGTGGGGCGTAATTCATTACCGTCCAGCCCACGCCTTCTCACACTCGGCTACAAACGTTTTAGTCTCCATCACGCACCTTCCATTTCCATCTGCTCCATGTTGCCAACAATCTGCTCAATTACGTCCTGAAGGTCAGCAAGGTCGATTGCCCAGTAGTGCTGACTGTAGACCTCGTAGACGTTGCCGTACTTGGTGGCGCAGTCGTCGCAGACAGACAAGTCACGGTGGAGGCAGGCGATGTTGCCGTCATAGCCACTCGTCCAACCCTTTGGCTTACGAGCGAGGAACGGCTTGTCGCTGTTGTAGACCAGTACCTTGTCTCCAAACTGGTACTGCCCTCGTGCGTTGATTGCTACTTTCATCACGCACCTGCCTTTGCGTTCCAATAAAACTCGCACTCCGTGATGAACGACTTTGTTGCGTCAATGTCCCCGTCAAAGAACATCATGGATACAACTTCGATGTTCTTATCGGTAACTGCTTCGTCAAGGTAGAAGCCCCAGCCGTAGCGGTCGTCAACTTCCTCGTAACAACCCTTACAAACGTGGACATCCTCAACGTAAGTTGTTGATGCGTCGCAACACTCGGTCATTACAACTACATAGCCACGACCACTTCCCATGTCCAAAACAAACGCCTTACCCATTGGGGTTACCGGCGCAATCACCTCAGTCTTTGTTGCCATTTTTTTCTCCTAATCAGTTGAGTTTTATTGGTACATTACAACTATACCATAGTATAGTCACTAATAGCAACATTACCTAGAAACAACTTGAATCACCAGCCCACTCAGGGTAAAAGCCACCGTTGCGCTTGTAATAAAAAGAGGCGACACGGAACTGGTCGGTAATGCTTGCTTCTTGGGCGTAAACGGTTTTTATACCCAAAGCCTTTGCGCCATACTGCCAAATATATGGAATAAACTGAAAGACGCCCCCAGCCCCCTGTGAGGCGTTGTAGTCGTTCGGGTGTACGTCTGTCGGGGTAGAGCGACTTTCGTGCCACATAATGCAGGTGAAACCAGCACGACTAGATAGCGGTAGCAATTGCATTGGCGAGGCAACTGGTTCGGGGCGAGGTCTTTTAATAGCAGTGTGTACCACGAGCATGGTCGGGTGATAAACCCTTGCATGAGGTTTGGGGCGACTGTCGCCGTACCACCGTATAGTAATCATCTTGGGAACGAGAGTCTGGCTGGCGTGATGTTTGACGATGGGGTGCGTGGTGAACACGCTAACCACCAACGCCACCACGACTGTTAGTGCGAGGAATCCCCCTCGCACCGTGCCTAGCACGAGCCTGCCTTGATAGAGGGATAGAACGGTACCGCTATTGGGTTGCTGGACACAACGCACTCCTTTGGTTGCCCATTGGGGGATAGTAAAGTTTATCCAAATGTGAACTACATGGCAAGTATTGGGTTTTTTCCTTGTAAATAAAGGGTTTTACCCTACCGTCAAGGTGATTAGGAAATAATAATCAAAAAGACTTGACAAGTGTTACAGGGATATGCCATACTGGTTATGTAAGAAAACAGCAGTGCCGAGGTGCGCTTGTAAAGTCCCCACGAGTAAGTGGTCGAGCAAGCCGAAGGCCAGTCTGTGAGCCGTACCACCTGTTTGCGACACGGGCGCACTCAGTAAGGCTGTAGGGAGTTCGGAGCGAACTACGGCGAAGGTGGGTACGGAGCCTCTGCGGGGGTGAGTGTTAGGCGTGAGGAAAAGCGCAAACCACCGAACCGTAAGGGGTAGGGTCGGGCGCTCGTTGGGAAACGGGCAGTCCGCCAGTATCACCACATTCTTGAAAGTCACGTTGCGCAAGTGGCGTGGCAAGCCTCGGCGGTGGCACTTGTAGGGGTGTCAAGCAGGTCAGGAAGTTGGGAGCGAAGCGGTTAGCCCAAGGAAAAGGGAAGTCCGATAAGTAGCCCAGCGTAGATTTCCCCTCAGCAAAGGCTGGGGGGATTTTCTATTTGTAGACCTCGTTCAGCACTTGGTAGTGGAGTTGGCTTGCCTTGTCATCGTCGCCTGCCTCGTGCGCCTCTTGCTCTTGGGCGAGCAGTTTGACTGCCTTGTCACTGAGGTGTTCGTCCTTGGGCTTCTTCGCCTTTTGGAACGGGAGTAAGGCGAACCGTGCCCAGATGTCGCCAGCGACTTTGGAAACCGACTTCACCACTTGGTTGCTTCCGCTCGCCTGAAGTAGGGCGTTGGCGTAGTCCTTGGCTTCAGCGTCGGAGCAAGTGGCAATGTTTTGGAAGCGACCAATAAGTTCGGGGGTGGCTGGAAAGACCTTCCAATACTTACCCAATACACCTGTCTCTGCGATTTCAGCAAAGGAACGAACGCCTGCGCTGTCAACAAACTTATCGTCACCGATTTGGATTGCGTAGTGCTGAACAAAAACGGGTGGGTAGTCCTCGCCCTCTTCCGGCGTAATCGGTTCACCAATAGCAACGGGCTTGCCGTTGGGATAGATGTTCTGTAGTGCCTTCATAACCACGCCACATCCACCGTAAAGGGGTTGATTTACTGGGTAGGTTAGAAACCCTTGCTTTGACATAATGCTGTTGAATTTGTCAATTCCTTGCGGAGATGTAATGGCTGACTTCACTTGGTCGCCAGTGAGCAGTGCGCCTTCTGCTGAACCGCTACCACCTGTGTACTGGTTGCCGTGGAATTCGTGACCCTCAACATCGCCTTTTTTTACCTCTTGGCTATTGAAGTGTGCGACCATTTTCTTTGCCCATGAGTAGCCTGCGTCTCCGCCCCACGCATCCCACGCCACACGTCCGTGCGAGGGGTACCCGTGTTCGCCTTGACGGAAACCTTCCGCCTTTTTATCGGGCTGGTGACGGTCAAAATACGCCTTCATGCGCTTCAGGGTGTCGATGGATACTGCGTGCCCATTACCGAGGTCTGAGGCTCGCTTACGCCCAACGTTGGTGAACCCTGAGCCTGCCTTGCCATCGGCAATCCATTCCAATGCTCGCTTAGCGGCCTCTTGCACCCCCTGCGGTGGGGTGAACGTATCTTTTATGACCTTGGCTTCGGGATTTGGAATAGCGCCAATGGTCTGAGCCTCTTGTGCGGTGAAACCAAACAGTCCTCGACCAAAACTGGTAGCGCCAAGCATCGTGTGGTATGGATTGCTGTCGGCTGTCGTTTCGTACAACAATGGCATTGCGTGGTCGCCTGCAAACTGGATTTGCTGTTCCATTAAGGCGGTTCCTGTGCCTGCGACCTCACCCGTAGAGCCTAGGTAGCCACCGTAGACGACCCTCATGGCTGGTGAATTGGGGTCAATCTGATGCTCTTGTTCGTTAAGGGCGTAGTTGTCACGAATGCTGACGTTCACTGCGCCCAAAAGTTTCCCGTCTGCGTCACGGGCTACAAGAAGGTGGGAACTTACAACATCGTGGGGGTTGCTATCTGACTGTGTTGCCCTAGCGTCGGCGGTGGCATACATGGCTGCTTCGTTGATGAAACGAATGCCCTGTTGGGTTCGTTCATCTGCTTGCTTGTACTCGGGGGTTTCACGAAGTGCTTGTGCCTCGTGGTAAACGTCAAGCATCTTGTCGGGGTTGTCAATGCGCTCAATTTTTCCACCAGCGTCGTAGAACTTCTTTAGGTTGCTCCTGTACAGGCTCATGTGTTCTGGCTCCGAGGCAACCTGTTGGTACTGGTTGCCGTGAAACTCATGACCAGCGACATCTCCTTTTTCCACCACAGCAAACTGCGAGACGATTTGGAAGGCTTTGATGAGGCGGTCAAGGTTGTCAAGCAAGTTCTGGTGCTTGTCGTCCATGCCTAGTTGGTGGAAAATGCCCTGTAGAGCCTCTAGTTTGGGGCGTAAGGTGAGCAAAGCGTCAGTGGTTAGCCCACGGTTCCAAAGAAACGAGACGACCTCTGGGGTGGCTTCACGGGGGCGGAAGTTGCACAAGGCGTGGTCAATGCCCACAATGCCGTGCGAGGTGAACATCAGGTTCTTGGGGCGACGGTCTGCGTTGGCGGTCAAGTAGTCAAACAGGCGTAGGTTTCCACCTTGAGCGTTTTCTGGGTAGCACTCATCTTTGCCACACTCTTCGCCCGATTGCCCGTGAATAAAGGGCATGACAATGGTCTTTGCGTCAGGTGAGGTGAACAGGCAGTCACGGATTGGAGCGTTCATTACTTCGCCCACACGGGAAGCGAGGTACTCCTGCGAGGCAAGGATTTCAGCACGGTACAGACGACCCGTTTTGTTTCCAATCCAGTCCTTCATCTGCTTTTCTAGACCGCCCGAGCCGTCGGCAAACTGCACGAAGTTAAGTCCTTCGTTTTGATTACCTTTGAAATCTCCGCCCATTGGGTCACGACTGACAATTTGGGTGTTGGTGAACTTTACGAAGTTAGGCTGGAACATAGTTCACAAACCCCGTCCTGAACCTGTCCATCATGGCGTTGTAAGAGTCAATGCGCCCAGCCGAAGCAAAGGTTGGTTGCAGGCTAGTGAGGCTGGCAAACATACCTTTGATTGTGTCTTGCGAAGGATTGCCTAGCAGTGAAAAGTTTGGAATACCGCCGTATCCGGTGTGAAACGCCATAGCGTTGTCAATCCCTACGAGTGACCCGTCCGCCACGTTCCTAAGAATGTTGGCTGGGTTTACTATTTCACCATGGCCGTCAAAACGGTCTGGGTTTCCTACCAACTGGTCAAAGAAGCGGAGTTTGTTTAGTTCGGGGTCGTCGGCTGTACTTACGTTCGCTGCGTATGGCATTTTCCCAACGGGCGAGCCTTCAATCCATGGTGATACACACTGGTCGGGGTGTCCGGCAACGGGGAGTGCGTCACGAATTGGAATGTCCAGCGCTTTCCCAACTGTCGCAGAGAGGATTTCGTTTTGAACGTCTTGCTTTGCTCCGCTTTGTCCACCATTGCCCATTTTGTCACTGGCGGTCTTCACGCCCGCAATGGAACCGTCCTTCATTTCCACCTTCTGCCAACCCTTGTTGTAAGCGCCACCCATGTTCATGGTGCCACCGATTGGCTTGGCTATTTCACCTGTTTTCAGGGCAATAAAATGACCTTTGCCCAAAGCGGCAGGAACCGGCTTTGCGGGTGCGGGTTTTGGAACACGTGGAACACGGACGTTTCCAGCATTAAACTTCCCCTCAACCGTCAACCATTGATTTCCGTGGAAGGAGTGACCTACCACGTCCCCTTTGAGAATGGTGAAAATTGAACGGAAATCCATGTCATTACTCGGGTTTGGGGAAAGTTAGGTAATACCCGTTCGACCAGTTGTTGCTGAGGACATTGAACGTGTCTTGGTCAGACATACCCATCAAGTCACGGTAGCGACGAACAAACCCCGTGGCAACTCCCTCAACCAAGGTGATTTTGCCGTTGTCAATTGTGACGGAGCCTTCACTCTCGCTGGGGGAGGTGGCGTCTTGGGGTACAAAAATAATTGTCTGTGTCATTACTTAAACGCCTCTGGGAATACCCTATTAAACGCCTCAACTATATTGTCAACCTTGCCTTGCTCAAGGGAAGATAATGCTCCACTCGATTGAAGGGTTGTAAGACCAGAAGCCATTTGGCTCAATCGCTCCGGTGGAATGCCGTAGTTATTAACGATATTTTGTAGTCCAAAATTACTTGGACCATAGGTAAAACACAACGAGTGGTCGATGCCAACAATTGTTGCGCCCATGTTTGCGGCCTCTTGCATAGTTCCTCTGAAATCACTAGGAACGCCAGAAACCATTAGGTTTCCGGCATGGCGGTCAGGGTTTCCCGAAAGTTGGTCAAACAATTTCACCTCACCCATTGGCTCAACCCACTCTGTTGGCAATTTGCTTACTCGGGTGTCGCCGGGACTATCGTTAACGTCACTCAACCTGCCCCATCGTTGACCGTTAATAAATGGCTGAATGATGGTATCTTTTGTTCCGTCTTTCATAACTGCGCCCCGAATTGGGATGTCCATGGCTTCGCCAATTTTTGATGCTAATACCTCGTTTTCTGCAAGGTCTGCCCCACTTTGCGAACCCCATCGTCCAATGGTTTTCACTATTGCTTTCGAGCCGTCGTCAAGGGTCACAAGTTGCATACTTTTTTGTTGTGCTCCACCCAAATTGGAAAGGTCTTCGTCTACCTTGGTAATGTTCTTGCTTGATGGGCCGAGATACTGCTTGCCCGTTCCAATACCGTCCAACTTGACATCTTGTTTTGGCGCTTCCACGGGGGGCGTGACAGGCGATTGCTGAACTGGCGTCGGAGCCGGTGCGGGCTTAGGCTGACGCACCGCAACAGGCTTCCTCGCCCGTGCGGGCTTAGGCTGGGCACCGCCACCCCGTCGAGGGCGTATTCCACCTTGGGCGTTGGGGTCAAACTGACCGTTCAAATTGAGCCACTGGTTGCCGTGGAAGTTGTGACCTACATAGTCACCCTTGAGAATGTTGATGATGGCATCAAAATCCATGGCATTTACCGAGGGGTAACCGTGGTAAATATTTCGCCGTTGCTCCACCCAGCCAAGTCGTTGTAAACTTCCTCGTCCGTGATGTCCTTATTGAGGATTTTCTTTGCGAGTTGTTTGTCGTTGTCTACCCAGAATTTGGCTTCGCCAGTGAGCGCAACAAACTTTCCACCACTGAGGGTGGCTACGCCGAGGCAGTCTCTAGTTGCCTGAACACTATAAAAGTACAAGGACTTTGTGTCCTGCGTTTTTACAACGTTTGAGATGATGTTGGAAATACGCATTTTGCCTTCTTTTGTTTTACCAAAGTTTACTACGACTACTTAGAAGGGGTAGAAGTAGTTTGAACGTACTTTTGTCCACCCACGCCCCACTGCTGATACTGCGAAGGGGCATTTGTGTCAGGATTTGGAAGGATTTTTTGACCTGCGACAAGCGACCAACGGTTGTCAATGGGGCGAGAGCAAGTGGCGCATAAGCGTGATTGCGACGAAGCGGCAAACTGACCCGTTATTGACCCGTCGGGGTTGCGCTCAACCCAAGTGTCGGGGACTTTGATGGTATTGGAATGTCCTGACGCACAGGTCGCAGTGAAAAGCAAGTTCTTGGCGTCAAAGGCGTTCAGTCCACCACGAGAGTGCTGGTTCCCACGAAAGACGTGACCCCTTAGGTCGCCCTTTGTGATTGGATACAAGAGTGCGTCGGTGGTGAAATCCATACTACAAGGATACTTCAAGGTTTTTGATTGGCTCCACCGTGCAGAGGCAGTCAGGGTGGAGTGGTGGAATCGGGTCCGTGATGTCGTGTGCGCCCGCCATTGCGGTACATTCGGGGCACGAGACGCCCTCAATGTTTATCCACTTAAACTGCTGAATGTTGTTCGCCTTGAAAGCCTCTACAACGCCCGCATTGAACCCACGAGAGGCTTCGGTGGTCGCAATCATGCTGAGGCGCTCTGGGGACGTTATGGCGTTGTTTGCGTCGCTGGTGATTTGGTCTGCGCTTGACCCGTTACCCACGCCCTGCATTATTTGAGATGTAGCAATGTTGAGGCTCGTGTTGCCGATACCCGAGGTGATGTTGCTCAAGTCTTTTCCAATACTTTGCATCGCCGACGCAAGCCCCCATAGTGTGCCAATGCCAAGTGCGAGAAGAACGCCACCGTGACTTGACCCTGCTGGAACTGCGTCCCCGTAAAGGTTTGTCAGGGCGATATTCATTTGGTCGTTATTTACCGACAGAGCATCTTTGGGGTTTTTGCCCGCATTTGCTAGAGCGATACCGGCAGGGATACCGACAATGCTTCCTACGAGTGCTGTTTTTACGTGCGCCTTGTGCTTAGAAGCGATTGACTTGACCGTTTTTGGCTTGCCTTTGGCGAACTCAATCCACTCTAGGATTTCACCGTCCGTGACGGACATGACTACGCCTTTGCAGGCTTATGGTACGTCCCACCACGACGCTTGTACTCTTGCACGACCCAGCCGTTGGCGACTGCTGAAGGGTAGACATCAAACTTCTTCTGTGCGTCTGCCTTGACTTGGTTGTACAAGTCTTGGTCGCTTGGCTCGCCCTTGCGGTCAGAAATTAACTTCGTGTAGTCAGGCTTGTCTGCTTTAGCGATTTCACCAGAAGCGTGTCCTGTTGGCGCACCTGTAGCGTCAATGTGGCGTAGTTGGCAGAACCCTTCAGGGTTGTCAAGGTGTTTTCCAGCAATCGCCACGCAGTCTGCGAAGTCGCCTTCTGCACCCCAGTTGATTTGTCCGTCGGCACCGTTGTTGTACCAGTCAATCAAACCTTGAGCGTTGCCTGCTTTGTGGATTTCCACCTCACGGGCAAACTTGACCCAAGAAAGAATGTCGTCAGACATGGTTAGCCCCCGTAGTAGGGAGCGCCGAGTTTCCAAAGCGGGATGAGGTTGTCGGTTGAGAAGGGATTTGACATTACTTGACCAAAGCCTTCAGTTCTGCCCTCAACGGCGCAGCACCATCACCACGGAAAGTACCCATGTTGGCAAGAAGGTAGTTCACGATGCTCTTGGCGGTGTCTTGGTAGTAGTTGTCCTTGATGTCGTGCAGGCTTTTCATTGCGTCAAGGTAGGGCTTAGCACCGAAGTACACGCCCTTCTTGCTGTTCGCATTCCAAACCTTTTCGATGTCACGAGCAATTTCGTTCAGTGGTCGGTGCCCTGAAGGGGTGAGGTTTCCACCACCACCTTGCCCCGCTTCGTACTGATTCCCGTGAAACTCGTGTCCGGGTACGTCGCCTTTGGTAACCGCCTTTTTGCCACCGCACTTAGGGCAAGTTACGTTTCCACCACGGATTTTGCCCGTTCCCTTGCAAAGTGGGCACTTATCAGCCTTGACGACTGCGTAAATTCCCTGACCTTCAAGCAAGTTTTCAGTGGAGAAGGGATTGCCCATGACTATGCACGGGCAAGGTTTTGTGCGTCAGCCAACGGGTTCAAACGAGCAACATTGTCCGCAGCAGCATTTGCCTCGGCACGGATTGACGAGGCACGTCCTGCGTAGCCAGCAACTTGGTCTTGCGAAGCGCCGTGTGAGCCGTTGTCCGTCTCACGTTGCATAACGTTCTGCATACCCTTGAGTGCGCCGTGGGCCTTCATGAGGTGACCGTTGGCTTCCTCGTGCTTGTCCGCAGCCTCACGCAACCTACCAGCCTGCTCCAAAGCACGGGCGTCGGCACTGGCCTGTCGTCCAGCAGCAAGGTGCTGGTCGTGAGCGCCTTCGTAACGCTTGAGGGTCTGCTTCCAGCCCTCACGCCTGCCAGCCATTTCACCACGAGTGAACGAACGCATACCGCCCGTCCATTGGTTACCGTTAAAGGAGTGTCCCACCTGGGCGCCCGAACCTGGTCCACCCTTCATGATGTAGTTCTGGTAAGCACTCGACTTTTGGAATTGACGGGTAAGCAACTCGTCAGTGGCGAAGGGGTTAGCCGTGCGGGGGGCTTCCTTCATGACCGCAATGAACTGCACGCCGTCACAGGTGGGGCAACCCTCGTTACCGTCAAAACCGAGGCAGTCGGGGCAGAGAATCTTGTCGTAGGGTGCTGAAGCGTCATCGTCGGTCTGTCCAGCCATCACGGGAATGCCCATGCTGGGGTCTACTGGGTAATCGGTCATTGACATTGAAGCGTCCTTTCTGAGAACGGATTTGGTGGTCGGCACTGCGGTGGAAAGTGACTCAGCGTCCTTCCAATCTTCGGGCAGGTCGTCGGAGGCACCGAGAGCCTTAGCCTGAGTAATGATGTGCGCCTTGACCGCCTTGGGGTCAGAGGCACGTCCATAGGACTGAATGGCGTTAGCGAGGTCAGCCTTGGTTTCGATTGGGTACGAGCCGTCGGGCATAGCCTTGCCCTTCGAGGCGAGTTCCTGACGCTTGTCGTCCGAGAACTCACGCTTAAGGATTTCACCATTGGCAACGGCACGGGTGCCAGCCAAAGCGTTCTTAGCGAGCGTCAACTCTTCCGCAGCCTTCTGAGCCTTCTGGTCGGCAAGGCGGTAACCAGCGATAGCGTTGTTGTACGCCTTGCGCAGTTCTTCCTTGTTCCAAACCGACTTGCTGATGCTCTCACGGTAGGCGATTTCGGCGAGGCGCAGGGTTTCCGTTGCCTTGGCAAGGTGGAAATCTGCGTTCTCCTTCTCACCCAAAGCAAGCGTCTCAGCAAGAGCCAACTTGCCAATCTGAGACTTGGCAATGTCGGTGGTGTTGTTGTCCACGGTCTGCGTGAACGAGACGGTCTTTGGAGTGTTATTAGGAACAGAAATCATAGTTTCCTTGCCTTTCGCTTCTGGTGAAAATGCTACACCGATATTTGTAAATGCCTGATTACTTGTTCAAAAGTGAGGCAAGTGGGTGGTCGTCATCAACAATCTTTTCACCACTCATTGGGGAAAAGGGGCGGTTAACATTTGCGAGTGAGGCAAGTGGGTGGTCGTCATCGAGAACTGCGCCCTTAACAACCCCACCATTCATTCCAGCAACCAAAGCGGCCTGACGCAGGTAAGCGTGGGCGGTTTGATAGGCGTCACAGGCGAGAAGCGATAACTGCATAGCACCCTCGGTGTCGTTATTCATGTACGCCTGAGCGGACTGTTTTTTGTAGTTTTCACCAGCGTCGGCAGATTTTTCGGCTGCGATTACAAGGTCGGACAGGCTGACCGAACTGTCGTCGTCACCGACGGAACTGTCGTCGCTCGCCGAACTGTCCTCCGTGGTGTCGTCGCCGTCGGAACTGTCATCTGCTGAACCATCAAACATGAAACCAGCGTCTTTGCCCACCTTAGAAGCGTCATCGGCAACAGCCTGAGCAACGATTTCCTTGCCCCTAGCCTGAGCCTCGGCAATCTTTTGAGCGGCGTCATTCGTTTCGTCGGCAGTTTTGGAAGCGTCCATAGCCAACTTTGTAGCGTCTTGTGAAGCCTCAAGGTTCCCTGAACGGTGAGCGTCAGATGCCTTAGCGTGCAGGTCTGAGGCGTGAGCGTGAGCCTTGGAAGCGTTGGCAAAAAAGTGCGACGAACGGCTGTCTGAGGTCGCCTTCGATGCGCCGTCCAAAACGTCAGCCATCTTGGAGTGCTTTTCAGCAAGGGCGTCGTGCTTGCTCGCCATCGCAACGTGGTCGATGCCGTCCGTCTTGAAAGGCGTGCCAACAGCGGTAGCCTTGGCGAGCCACGAGGCAATTTCGGTGTTTAGATTTTCTGACATAATGTCGGTTCCTTATCCTTGTAGTGAGGCGGACAACTGCCACGCCCACTTTTGATGGTGGTCAATACGGTCTGCGAGGAAGTTCGCAATGCCTTGCTGATTGGCACTCGTGGCTAGGGCGAACGCCTTGTTCAGGGTCGCCAGCACGCCAGTGTTTGTTGCAAGAAGTGATTGAACAAGCGTGTCGTGGTGATAATCCGACACGGCACCGTCGGCAACTGATGCCATACGAGCCAAGTCCATTAGGCGAAAGGGGGCGAATACACCCAACTTGCGCAAGTTTTCAGCAATGGGGTCGAGGCTCTCGTACACGTCTGTGTAGATTTCCTCAAACTTTGCGTGGTACTGGGGGAAGTCGGTCCCCACGACGTTCCAATGGAAGCCGTGAACACGGTGATACATCACGGTAGCGTCAGCAAGCAAGGTAGCGAGTGCTACCGAAAGGTCTTGATTGGCGTCTTTTGAGATGTCCACAGTGAAATAACCTTACGAAGCCTGTTGCCCCTGATTAGCGGCGGCTAACATAGCCTGACCAACACGTTGCGAGGTGACTTGGTTCAAGTTTGAAGAAGCCGTGTCCCCAGCGTTCATTGCACCCTGCTGGGCAAGGTTTGCGTGGAGCGCCAACATAGATAGGGTATTCTGGTCGACACCAGCACGAAGGGCTCGGGCGTAATCGTTGGTAGCCTTATTAGCGAGTTCAGCCATGTCACCAGCGGTGTGGTTGGCGGCGTACCCGGCCTTCGACATCTGATGAAGCGAAGTATCCGCACCGTTTTTGTTCAATAAAGTTGTCGCTTGAGCCATATGGTAAGCGGCCTCATTAAAGTGGGCCCGAGCATCTCCAAACTTCCCAGCGTGCAAAGCGGCAATAGCGGCATTGACGTGACCTGTGGCTGCGTTTAAGTGGTCGTGGTGTGACCAGTTCTGCTCGCCACGTGGGTTATGGGCACCAGCCTGAAAAACACCACCAGTAGCGCCGTTGCCACGGAAAGGGTGTCCTGGATTTTCCCCCGAACCGGGTCCGCCCTTTTCCAAAGTAATAACCCATTCAGGAACAATGTCAAGATTGTCAGTCATTGCGTTGCCTTTCTTAGCAAAACGTTCTGGTGAAATACTACCCTTAGATTTATAAATCTATGGTTTAGCCCAACGTACCCTTGTGTCCGCCGAAGGGAACGTTGACATACATTCCAGCACGATAAGCGGCGTCACCGAGTTGGTCGGCGTAAACCTCTTCTTCTTGACCCTTTATAGTCGTGGTTCCAGAGCGGGTATATGTGCGCTGAACTGTGTACGTGTCGTTTGGGTGGAGCAAAACGTTTACACCGTATCCGTGCCCAACTGGTAATTGAATGCCTACGGTTTCACCATGACTGTTTTTTAGGGCATTGACACGACCGCCCGAAATGCCGAGGATGTTCATTTTTCCAATTTGGGCAATAGTTTCTTGAGGGTTAATTGGGCGAAAGCCGTCAAAGTGGGCTCCGGCATTTCCACCCGTGTATTGATTCCCGTGAAAAGGATGGCCCGGAACGTCGCCTTTGGTTATTTCACTACTGGAGTCGGACATAATTTTCTCCTTAGTTTTAGTTACGGGATTTTTGTCAAGTTTGTCCAGCATGGGGTCGCCTTCGTTTAATTTTTCCAGCAACGTTTCTGATTTTTGCCACGATGACCCGTCCCAATATTGGGGGGACTTTCCGTCATAGCGATACCAAGCAAGGGGTCGGTTGGTGCCGTCAATAGCGGTCAACTGGTAGAAAGTCCAAGCCACAGTTACCTCTTAACCGATAGTTTGCCTATGTTCTCAACGCCGGGGGGAATTGGAACGCCCTGCCACGTCGAAATCATTTTTTGCTGTTCTGAAGCGTATTCGGGAGTGGAGGGGTCTAGAAGGCGGGCGGCCTCATATAACGGGTGTGCGACGCTTACGGCAAAACTGCTCTCTGGGGTGTGAAATTGAACCTCAAATAATTGGTTACTTGAGGTGTCACGAAAAACGCAGTTGATTCCCCGATAAGAGTTTTGGGGGTCGTTGTTAAAAAAGTTTTTCACCTTAACTGCTTCAAAACCCTCACTCTTGAAATCATCAAGAGTTTTGGAAACGCCGTCCGCAAATTTGTCCGCCGAAAACTGAATGGTGTAACGAACCGTGTCCCCCAAGTTTGTAGCGGCATCCTGAATTGAACCTTTGGCGGTATCGAGGTATTCCTTGCTGTCTAAAATAAGTTTTCGCTCAATACTGCTCGCCGTTTTTACTGAACTTTCGGGCTTTATTTGGGTTCCGCCAAATTGCTCGCACGATTCTTTAATTTCTCTTGAAATTTCAGGTTCATTTTTATTGGCACGAACCTCTAAAAGGCTGGCAACTCGATGTGCCTCACGAATCAATGTACTTGTTGAAGAACCGCCCGAGCCAGTCTCGTATTGGTTTCCATGAAAGGCGTGTCCCGCTACATCGCCTTTGGCAATCCGAACCCAAGAAAAGATTTCACTGTCGAGGCTCGACATGATTTAGACCCAAGCGTAGATAATCGTGCCAGTTCCCGAGGAAATGGCTGAGATTGCGCCACCGTATGTGGTGAACGTGATGTTTGCGCCCTGTGCCAACGGGATACCCGTGCCAGTTACGGCAGTGGTTCCAAAGTTGATGTAGGCGGTGGCGCTGCACGCATTGTAAATCCACGTCTGAAGACGGGGGTGGATAGTCGTCGGGGCGGGAAGAACCAGAACTGAGGTGTTCGCACTTACGGCAACGTTTCCGTTGGTACCGTTTGTCTGCGAGGCGTTTGTATTGACGTGACCGTCAGCCATTAGTTGCTTCCCCCTAAGAAGGTTGCTGGCTTATCAAACTCGGTGGGAAGGTCAACATTTACGCCAGAGCCTGTTCCGCCAATGGAGTAGCCCCTAATCTTGCCCTTTTTCACCAAGTCCCAAGCCCACGGTTCCCACTGAACGCCGAGAAATACGGTTCCGGCGGGAAAGGATGTCTTGTTAATGGCACCCGTTTCGGCGTTGAGCATTGGAACCTCAACATCGTGAGGCCACGTCATTGCCTCGACCCATTTGCCAGCCACAATTTCTACATTGTGCTGAAGGCGAATGTCACGGTCGCCGTTTTCAATGTATCCCCATAATGCTTTTTGCAACTCTTCGGGGTCGGTCCATTCGTTGTGTGCGTCGGCACGATTTGGAACGTACCACGGTCCAAGCGTGTAGCGCATTTCAGCATTTTTTTTGATTTGATTTGGTATTGCGTCTGACTTTTGCAGAAGGTTTGCGTCCTGCACAACCGCAGGATTTACCATTTCCGGCGCATTTTCCTCAATGACAGTCATGTTTGGTGGAACAACTTTTGGTCGCTTTTTGCCCGACGAGAACATTCCAATCCCATCTGCGCCGTCGACGTGAACGGAATTAACACTTACGTCTTTTGCCATTTCAACGTTTTCACCACCGCCCTCTACGCCCGAACCTTCTTCGGACGTGTCTGCGTTAGTGCCGTCAGTTACATACAAGTCTTTAGGAGCCTTACGACGGCTCTTGTAATAAAGGTTGACTGCGGTGGTGTGTGCGTCAAGTGCGGGAACGACGTTGAATTTGCACCATCCGTTGGGCGTACAAGAAATGGCAACCCAGTCGCAACCATTTTCACCAGAAGCAATACAGTTTCCGCACGTCATTCCCTGAGCAAGGTATGGGGAAAAATCCGTATAGGCAGCGTCCGTCGTCGGAATACGACCCAGTTCACCAACCATGTCGTCCAACGCCTCAGCAAGTTCAACCTGCCACGGGTCAAGTCCGTCTTTCCAATTCTCACCCAAGATTTCACTGTCGTCAACCGATGAGGACGAGGAACTGGACGAGGAACTAGACGAGGATGAGGAACTGTTGTCACTAGAGGACGATGAACTGGACGATGAACTGCTGTCACTGGACGAGGAACTGCTTGACGAGGACGAACTAGATGATGAACTAGAACTGCTGTCGCTAGAGGAACTGGATGAGGAACTAGAACTGCTGGAAGACGAGGAACTATCGTCGTCGGTAGAAGAACTGGATGAGGAACTAGAACTTTCATCCTCACCCCCCTGAACCGCCTGAAGTATTGCGGCAACCGTGCTGGGGTCTAGTTCCACCTGTACGGCACCGTCAGTGGTGCTGTCATCGGTGCTCTCGTCTTGGGGCTGTACGGGGGCATTTACAAAGGAAAACGGGAAGCCAATTGCTTTGTCTAATGGTTCACAAACTGATTTTTCCACCACAGAACCGCAAATAACACAGGCGTGTGTGTCGCCAAAAACGTTTTTGCTCTTGGTGAAAGGGTGCGGTATTTCGGCTAATCCTTTAGCAATATTGCGAGAAATAAGTCGTTGCTCAGCCTGATGGGAAACATTTTTTTCACCAAAAACACGCTTTGAGAGTCGCTCCCAGATTGGGTTGCTGTCTTTGGCGTTTGGAACTAGGACAATGGAAACGCCACTTTCCCCCTCTTTGTTAAGAGCCATGAGGTCGGCTGAAACGTATCCGTCCTGCGTAAGGTCTGCTGCTCCTTGGCGAACCTCAAAAGCAACAGATTTGTTCGCAATGATTTCACTCAACAAAACGTTGGGTACTACATCAAGTACGTTAATTTGTTCCACGGCTGGCTCCTTCGTGCCTTAGCGTAAATGCTACCCTACAGTTTCCAAAACTACGGTTATTTACCCTTTGGTCGGGTCGCAGGTTTGGGGGTGGGGATGGCGGAACGGGTGCGCATTACCGCTTGACCCTTTTGCTTCGAGGCTTTCACCTTACGAATGCGGATGGTCACGAAGTCGGTCCTTGGTTGTTTGTTAGGGGGCCGTTCTGACCAGTCGTGTTTCGGGTCTGTCCGCCAGCCGACGGTGGGATTTCACCAGTTTGCCCCGGATAACCTTGCGAGGAAATGTCCGCTTGAATGCCCGAGCCACCCGACTGGTCGTTAGTCCCACCCTGTGGGTTTTGAACGCCCGTGGGCTCGGTGTTGCTTTGGGCGGTGGCGACGGTGGATGCTGAACCACGAGCGCCGATGAACGCCTTAGATGGGTCTGCCATTTCTGGGTCGGGTTGAATTTGGTTTCCACCATAACGAACGTTATGTGCCAAACCATTTTCCTCAGGGCGGAACGCTGGCATCCCAGCAAGTTCACGCAAGTAATCTTCGAGGTTGTTGTCTGGCGTAAGCAACTGGCTCTGGGTCAGGTTCGTGAGGAATGCGCCCAATTCCACCAAGTCCACTTGGGTTACTTGTCCGTAAGTTAGGGTCGGGCAGTGTGCGGTGTCAAATCCGTTAAGTGCCATCAAGCGTGGAATGGCGTGGCTATTGAACACTTCGGCAATAAGGCGAATCCAAGATTCCACTGCTGCCATGAAGAGGTCTACTTTGGAAGCGCCAAGGGCGAACGAGCCAACGGCCTCGTGTCCCAGCATGATGAAGTCTGCCAAACAGGTCATCGCAATCTGCTGGTTGTAGCGAGAGATGATTTGGTCAGTGTTGAACTGGCGAGCGCCTCCGGAGTTCAGCAACTTGAAGTCAATCAACTGCTTACCGTTCTCGTCAAACATCATCGGAAGGACTATGCCTTCAGTTTCGTTGCGCTTTACACCTCGAACAATGCGCTCCATGGCGTTCAACGACGACTTTTCAGCAGGCGTAGCGTCTGCGGCAAGCCACTCGGCTGGGACGTAGCCGACGGGAAGTCCAGCGAGGTCACGCTCAACGCCAACTGCCTCAAACTCTTCGATACGTCGCTTGTAGTACCACGCCTTGAATGCTGAACGCAGGACGGAGCGACCTTCGGGGTTGCCACGAGCCGACGTGGTGCGGAACAGGAGCGACTTCTCAATTGGAATAACATTCAAGCGACCCGTCGTGGGGTCACGTTGCACCATGGCCTTGATTCCACCACTCTCGTCAAACTGCCACTGCCACAAACTGTCCTGCGCACGCATAACAATCTTGCGCCAGCCAACCTTGTTGTCGTTGAACTTGGAGCGCTTTGAGGGGTCTTTCTGGTCAGGTCCCTTGCGTTGCTTGTAGACAATCTCGAAGTATGACCAGCCGTACACAAGAAACGAGGTGATGGCAATCATTAGTTCGTGCCACGAGTGGCTCATGTCGTCCATGCACTCCTGAACAAAGTCGGCTGCTAACTGGTCGTTATTGTTTGGGGTTTCACCAGTTGGGTCGGTGTGGGGGTCAACCCGCCAGTCAACCTGAAGGATTACACGCTCAATGGCAAAGATTATTGCCCCAATTACGGGGTCGTTTTCAGCCATGTCACGGTAGGCTGTAAGAGATTGGCGACCCCGAAGTTGGGGAAGGATGTCATCAATGACGAATCCGCCCGTGCGCCAAAGACCCGTGGCGCCCAGTTCGCTGAAGTTATCCAGTTGGGGCAGTGGCACCTTTTCGTTATCTGCCATCTCTACTCCGTGCGTCTATTGCTTCGCTTGCTTCTATAAGGCTACTACCTTTTTTCACTAAAAAACTAAGTTTGCGTCGTTGGCTTGGCGAGTGTCCGCCCCAAACGCCCCACTGTTCGTCCAGCCCATATTCCAAACATTCGTATCGAACGGCACAATCAAAACATATTTTTCGGGCGGGTGCGAGGTGATTACCCCCGTGTGTTCCTGTTTCTGGATAAAAAGTGTCAAGAAGAGAGGCGTCTTCGGTGCGACATTGTGCCATTTTGAACCACCAAGGACGATTAATTAGTTTGGCTAAATCGTATTCAATAGGTATGAGGTCGTCTGGGGCGTCAACAGCAAAGCCGTCAAACTCAAACTCGCTCATTATTTTTCGCCATCATCTTTTGTGACGTAGGACAAAAACTTTAATGCTTGATTCTCAGTAAATCCAACCGCACACATTGCCAAAAACGTTTCGTGCATTTCGGCAAAAGCCATAATAAGAAAGTCGCCCTGTTCTAGGGTGGGCTCAGAATTTTCCAAAATAGATTCGGAGGTGATGTCTTTGTCAAAGTCATCTGGCGTGTTATTCGGTATGTCCACGCTTGGAAACTCTACTACAGATGAATTACAAGGGTGTAGTTTCGGTTAGAAATACAAAACGAAAACCGCCAATCCCTTTAAGAGACTGACGGTTTTCGTTTTTTCCGCTGGGGGGAACTTGGTTTAGAACGGCTCTTCCGCAAAGGCGTATTGCTTTGGGGCGTTTTCCGTCAAACTTTCTTTTACCAATGGTTTGTAACCAGCCTCACCACGCTCGGTACGAGTAATCACCGTGGTGGCCCAGCGCAACGCCACGCCAATTTCTTGAACAAGCAGTTCAACCTTGACTTTTTCTGTTCCGTCTTGAGCCTGAAATTTACGCTGTTGGAGTTCGCCGTAAACAATGACACGGTTGCCCTTACTCAAGGAAGTAGCAAAATTGTTAGCGGTTTCGCCAAAAACATTGCAGTCAAAGTAGTGAACTTCGTTTTCCCAACCGCCGGTTTCCTTGACTTTTTTGGACTTGTTTACTGCCACCGAAAACGAAACCATTGCGTTACCGTTGTTAGTAAAACGAACCTCAGGGTCTTTGGTGATGTTTCCAATAATAGTTATGCTTGTGTCTGACATTTCTGTCTCGCTTTCTAAGTTTTGTCAGTTAGGTTTTTTCTGACTTTTGGTTTGGGTACTGCGGTACTGCTGAACTACTTTGTTTCGCCATCGCTTTTAACGAGTGAACGAACAGCATTTATTGTAGCAAGGTTGCGTGCCACTTGTCCACCCTTTTTTAGGGAAATTTCTCGGCGAACTTCCATTAAAGGTAGGTCTGTGATGTTGCAAATCCAATCAACGGCTTCGTTGAGCATCTGTAGGCGAAGTTTGTCCAGCGCAATGGCAGAACGCATACCCTCTTCTAAGGCTATAAGCCTTATTTCTTCGGCGGTGATTGGTGGTGCTTCCATTTGTCTCAACCATACACGCATCTTTGGAACAAACGGCGGTCAATAGACCGTGCTATTACATTACATATACGTTGTACAAGTTTGGGTGGCAAACGGGGCACCTGTCCCAACAAGGTTCGCCAATCTCACAACACGGAGAAATGTAGCCCTCGTCGGCGTAATGTATTGAGCAACGGGGGCATCTTTTTCCCAATGCTATTAAAGTTCGTTTGCTAACTCTTTTTTTTATTGCTATGGGGTCACGCTCCTGTGGCTCGCCGCAAGGGTGCGCAGTCCGTCTATATGCGCCTGTGAGACACGGATTGCCTCTCGTAGGGTCATTACATTGTTGGTTGCTAAGTTGCTTCTGTAGCGAGCGTCCGCCGTAGTCACGGTGGCGTAGTCGTCGGCGTGGTCGATGGTGACTTTTGTGCCACTCTCAAATGCCTCAGAACGAATAGTTAATCGGGCTTGGGCGTAACCGACCTTAAAGTCGGTTTCCGCCTGTGCCTGTTCTCTGACCGCTTCGCCCAACTGGGACACAAGTCCATCCATGCGTCCCAGTTCTGTTTCTATGGCTTCTTGTATCTCAAAGGGTGTCAGCATTGACTACAGACCATAGCCGTAACGCTTGGCGCAGATTGGTCCAAGCCCACGACTAACGGACGCAGGAACCGTCAATGTTTTTAGGCAACATAGGCAGGTGTTGCTTGCCATAGCGTTCGCTTCGGCTTGGTTCATGAACTCAGCACGAGCCTCGTCCACTGAACCAGTAAGAAGAAACTGGGCGGTGGCAATCAACTTCTGGTTGCCAGCGTGGGCAGAAAAGAACTTAAAGCCGTTAGGGGTGATGAACGCAACGTCCTTATATGAACGCTCGTTATTCGAGCCAACCAGAATGCCAAGTGTCAGTTTGCCATTTGCCCACGACGCCTTGCTGATACGAAAGGTTGTGTGACCGCCCTCATGGGCGACAGTGTAGAACCCCACAGCCAACTCACGCATAGGAGCAGGGGCGACTACGGTAGTGGTGGTGCTGGCTGGGCGACCCGAGCCGACCTTGCGAGGAAGGGCGGTGAGCAGACCAATGAACTGCGAGGCGGTTGCCTTGCTGAGCAGTGCTTCCTCTGCCTGAGCGAGAAGGCTCTGGGGGACGACACGCTGTTCGAGCAGTGCCTTGGCAAACGCAACCTGCTTCTCGGTTGCTGGGTTCTGGATGGTGGTCATCTTTTCTCCTAATCAGTTGGATGTTTTCTGCTACTCAACCAGTGTACAGTATGGCTGTTACATCTGTCAAGTTATTCCGAGGATTTTCTTCCAACGCCTAATCAGCAACGTCCGCCATAGCCTCGGCGTAGTCGTCGTAGCGCATTGTTTTTTCTTTCCTAGTTGGTTGTACTAAGTGTCG